GAGGCGAAGGCCTGGGCGCGGCCGTGCCGACCGAGCGGCGCGAGGCTTCCCCGTCATCGTCCTCGTCGGACAGGGTGACGTTGAAAACCATGGCCAAGAGATACCGGCGCAAATACGTGACGGCCGAGCCGACGCCCTGCACGGGCGTGGTCTGGGTTCTGCCACCCTGCGATCCGGCCGTTGAAAGCGGCGCGTCGAGGTAGTTTTCCTCGAAATATCCGGCGCTGTGCGCGACGGTACACGTGATGCGGATCTGCCCTTCGCCGGCCGGAGCCGAGCCGTATCTCACCGAGAAACCGTGCCTTGTATAGATCGGGCGGATTGCCGCATCGATCGCCTCCAATTTGGCGTAGCGATTCTGCAGGTGCTTATTCTCGGCGCTGCGCACGACTGGCAACATTTCAGACTGCGCCTCGGACATCGCGGCGTTGAAGGCCTGCCGCGCGATGTCGTGCTTCATCTCTCTTTGCAAGCGAAGCAGCTCGCCGAATTTCGCAACGTCAAATCCTGGGTCGATCGCGGCGCGTTCGATGAAGGTCATGAGCGCGTTGTTGCCGGCCGGTACGATCTCGTTCATGTCATTTTGTCCTAATGGAAAGGCCCGTGCCGGCGTTGCCGAATTGCGCGCCGGGGATCTCCTGGCCGGCGTCGAGGGCGTCGCGGATCTCGCCGCGCATCGGCTCGCGCTTGGTCTTCCACCATTCTGACGGGAGCCACGCCTCGTCGATCAGGAGGGGGGCCTGCTGGTGTCTGATCCAGGCGGTGAAGTGGGGCCGCTCGAGCTTTTTGACGCCGATCGCCTCGAGTGCCTCCAGGGCGACGGTGCGGTAGGCATCCCTGCGCCGTTCGAAACGCGCCTTGCGCTGGGTCAGGTCGGCCAGGCGTGCTTTGGTCAGGTCGGCCAGGTCGTCCGCCGCGATCGACGCGTCGACCAGGCGCTCGATGACGCCGAGCGCGTCGCCGGCCTCGCCCTCGAGCATGTCACTGAACAGTTGTTCGTCCTGCTCGATATCCGGACAGAGGGCGAGCAGGCGCTCGCGCGTCTGCTGTAGCGTGGACACGGCGTCCATCACTGCAAAGCCGCTCAACAGGCGGTTGGTGTTCGGCATCAGTCCCGCGCGCGCCCTGAGGCACGGAACATGCTGGCGAGCATACGGCACGCAGTCGCGCCGTCGACTGGCAGCTCGTCGCTCTCGATCTTCAGGGCCAGGTTCTCGGCACTCTCGGCGCACACCGCGAACGTATCGCGCGATGCACGCTTCATGAATGCCAGGGCTGCGGCACGGGCGTTCTGTTGCTCGCTGTCATCATTCTGTCGCAAATCCGTCACGCCTCACTTCTTCGCCCGGGATAACGACGCTGTAATGCCAGGTTCACGTTATGGGCTTGCACATGCTACCTGTCGCTTTCTACAGTGCCTAGGCCGGCGAGTGCCATACGTTGCGAAATTCAGGAAAACCGCAGCTGGCAGCTTATGGAATTTGAGAAGGGTGTAAGGCGCGCCGCGCGTGCTCGGCCGTGCCGTGATGGGGGAAGCATGGCCAAACGGAAACCTGTGGTGCGTGGGGCCTTGCCGAAAATCGCCGCGGTGACGGTGGTTCCTCCGAAGCCGCCGCGGATGTCCGGACCCTTGGTGTGGTCATTCGGCTGCAAGCACTGCGCGAGGCGGCTATTTGGTCCGGACCAGTGCGCCGCTCGCCTGCTGGCGGAGGCGGCATGAGGCACAAACCTGACCACGAGCTTCAACTCATGCAGCGAGTGCTGCGCGACCTGGAAAAGCTGCCCCCGCTCGGACGGCGCCGGGTTGTGGCCTACTGGTCGGCGCGCATCGATCAGTTGCCCGTGCGGGCTGATGGTCATGGCGAACAGCAGCTCGACCTCGAGGACGCGTTCATCCAGCTGCGGCAGGCTGCGCAGTGAGCAGGGCGGCGCCATTCCGCCTGACGTCGCCTCGCGTCGAAGAGACGCCATTGCACGAGGCGGTGGCGAAGATGCTGGAGCTTGTGCTGCTGCCGCCGGCCGAGTGGACGTGCTTCCCGGCCGGGAACATTCCGCTCGAGCCACGCTTCGCTGCCAAGTTGGCACGCATGGGGCTCCGCGCCGGCTGGCCGGATTTTCTGGTGGTTCACCGGTGGGTCTACGGGATCGAGCTGAAGGGGACCGGCGGCACGTTGTCGCGCACACGCGTGGTGCGCTCCGTGCGTGGCGCCATGCGCGTGGTCGAGGGGCAGGTGGACATGTTTCCGCGCCTGGTGAGCGCTGGGATGAACATCGCCGTGTGCCGGTCGGTCGATGAGGTGGTGACGGCTCTGGGGGACTGGCAGGTGCCAATGCGCGTGCGCAAGGATCATGCGGCGTGAGCACGATTGCCAAATCGGGCGACTCTCTGCCAGAAATGGAAACGCCGCCCGGCGGGAACCGTGCGGCGTTGGAACTTAACTCTCGCAGCGGAAGCTGTGTGCGAAAAGCGGTGCCTGTGCAAGCACCCGTTTCGCACATGACCTCCGCGGCGTCAAGCGGAGGTGTGCCATGTCTCCAGACATTCATTCGCGATCGGCAGCGCATGCTGCGGTCCTGGCGGTCCCTGCAGCGTCACCTGTCGCCCGGCGTCCTGGAGGACGAGGAACGCGCCACCCTCTCGGCCATGCGCCAGCTGCGCCTGCTCCGCGGGGAGGGCGCCGGCCATGACAAAGGGTAATGGCAACGGCAAAGGCCTCGCCTGGGACGGTCTGGGGGAAGATGTTCGCAATTTCATGTCACAGAATCGGCAGCACGGACCAGGGGAGGAGGAGGGTTTACCTCCCCCCGATCCGCGCTCGCAGAGCGATTTCCGTGACGTGTGGGACGCCGTAGCGACGTCTCCCGCTACCGCACGCATCATCGAATACATCAACGGCAGGCCGTGCGACCCGATCCCGACGCTGACGGAGATCGTCGCGGCGTTCTACCGAGCGGGCCAGACCAAGGCCATCTGGCCGGAACAGATCTCCACCGTCATCGCCATCTGCGGCGGGCAGATGTCGCGCCACATCAATCTGCGCAACGATGTCATCGCAGAGTGGGGCAAGCTGCATTACGAGACCACGTTCGCCGCGCAGATGCAGCAGGAGGCGCGCAACGAGACCGGCGTGCCGTATGCGCAATCGGTCGGCGCCTTCATCCGGTCGCAGAAGCCACCGGAATACCTCGTCGAGCCGCTCATCCAGCGAGCCAGCCTCTACACCCTGACCGCCCTGACCAGCCACGGCAAGACCGCTGTCCTGCTGTACATCGCGCTGTGCATCGCGAGCGGTCGGCCGGTTGCCGGCAAGCACACCGTGAAGGGGCGCGTCGTGTGGTTCGCCGGTGAGAACCCCTCGGACTTCGCGCAGAAGATCTACACCGCCTGCGAGCACTGGGGCATCGACCCTGACGAGCTGGACATGGTCGTGCTGGCCGGCGCGTTCGACCTGGCCAGCATGCCGCAGGAGGCGGTGAAGATGGCCGCGGCTGGCGGCGAGACGGCCCTGGTGGTGATCGACACGTCTGCCGCGTATCGCTTCGATGATGACGAGGACAGCAACGCCAACGCCATCACCTGGGCCAGAATGCTGCGGCAACACTTCCCGGTGATGCCCGGACGACCGGCGGTGATCATCGCCACGCACCCGACCAAGCACGCGGACTGCGACAATCTGCTGCCGCGCGGCGGGGGCGCCTTCCTCAACGAAGTGGACGGGAATCTCACCCTGTGGGCCGACGAGGAACAGAACACGACCACGCTGCACTGGTGTGGCAAACTGCGCGGCATGTCGTTCTGTCCGCTCCAGTTTGCCCTACAGCCCTGCCCGCACCCGACTTGGACGTTCAAGAACGGCGATCCGGTGCTCATCAAGCTGGCCGTTCCGGCCGGCGATGGGACCAAGCCGAGGCCGACAGGCGGGAAGGGCGGCAGGCCAGACGGCGGCAAGGCGTTCATCGCCCGCAAGATCCTCGCCGATCTGCTGGTGACCGAGGGGCAGTATGGCTACGCCCCAGCAAACCTGCCCGCCGTGTCCGAATCGCGCTGGCGTGAGGAGTTCTACAGTCGAGCCTGCGTCGAGGACGCTAAAACCGATACGAAACTCAAAAGTTTCCAGCGCACAGTCGACCGATTACTGACCGCAGAAACCATCGCGAAACGCAACGAATGGGTCTGGCTGATACATCCGGAGGTTGAGTAATGGGCCGGACAAAACCCCCGGACAAAACCCCGGACAAAACCCTGCCGGACAAAACTCCCGGCATGATCCGATCAGGACGGACAAAACCCTTTAGGGGTTTTGTCCGGCCCGGATGCCCAACCGCCGGACATCCGGAAAGCCGCAGCCAGCCTGGGGTTTTGGCGGCTGGGTTCAGCGGGAAAGGGGGCCGGACAAAACCCCCGGACAAAACCAGTTATGTCCGGCTTTGGGTTTTGTCCGGATCAACACCAATAGGTTGTGGAGTGCCATGAACGATCTGCCAGACTGGATGGACGAGGCTGGTGTCGTCCTGTCGCTCCGCGTAATGACCGAGGCCGAGGCAAGGCAGTGGGGGATCCCGCTCGACGAACGGCACAACTACGTCTGCCTCGAGCAGCTCAAAGGGCTGGACGACGAGGCTCCGCCATGAGCTGCGGTTGATGCGGTGGCGGAATGTCTCATTACTAAGATAGGGCCGATTCGCGACTTTCGCACTTTCATAATGATTGACGGGAACATGTTGAGCACTTTAGTGATGAAACCGCAGGATGGTGTGGGGCGAGTGGCTAAACCCGCACTTTCCTGCGGTAGCCGTGGTGGGATTCGGTGGTTTTGTGTGTGGTGCCACCCTGGCGAAGAGCACAAAGCGCTCAGCAGCCTCACCAATCTCGGTTTCGAGGCGTATCTGCCGCTCCACCTCGCTCGCGATCGGCACTGGCACAGCAGGATTGGCCCACTTTTCCCGCGATATCTGTTCGTGCGCTTCGATGCTGCCCTGGACGCGTGGGGCGCCATTCGCAGCGCTCGCGGTGTCGGCGATCTGATCCGCCATGAGCCTGGCCAGCCGACGCCATTGCCGGATGCTGCCATCCACGAGCTGCTGTCGCGCACCTCGAGCCGCGGCATCGTCGATGATCCGGGTCAGAACAGGCCTCAGGAGGCGCCAGGCGGCGCGAAGCAGCTCTGGAGGGGCATAACAGCGCTCAGCCCCGAGGACCGCTGTAGGCTGCTCTGTAGGCTCTTCGGCGATAGCGTCTCGGCGGCAGCATGAGGAACCACGTGAGGAACGGCACGAACGACGAGCCGTGGGAGCCATTGCGCGGCATGAGCAAGCTGCGGTGTCACGACTGCCGCTACTGGTTCGCCGCACCGAACCCGCACGTCGAGCGCTGTCCCGACTGCGAGTTGTTACGACAGCGAGCCGAGAACGCCCGGGATTCCGATGTTCTCCGTCCGGAAACACATCTTATCGGACGTAACCAATGACGCTGGTTGTCTAGGCTCAGCAGCTGGCTAGCCAGCCAGCCAGCCAGCCGTCAGAGTCACGAACCGAACGTGAACAGCTGGGCGCGAACCGGGCGATGTGCACCAGCGATATCAGGGGCCTGGCGATCGACCCCCCCCTACCCCGGCACCCCCGGGGGGCATGGGCAAGTCCCAAGGCCTCGGCCCCCACCGCAGAACCCTCCCGCACATTTTCCACCCCGCACGACCTCCATTCGTTACGGAACGATCATGCGGCCACATCACTACGCCAGCCAGTATCAGGTCGTTACATCGCCGACGACGGGGAAGGTGCGGTGCATGGATGTTGCGTTGATCAAGAAGAACGCTGCGGGGTCGGGCTTCAAGCAGACGGTGCAGACTGTGCGCGCCTGGCGTGGGCGAGCTGTGGGCGATGGCAAGCCGGGCAATCCCTACGACGTTGCGTTGGGGGAGGCCCACGCCTTGCGCGCCTCGCTCGATGCGTATGTGCAGTATCTACGCCGCCGATGACCGGGAAGGCCGGCGTGTCGGAGTTATGTCGCGGTTTGTCGGAGTTATGTCGGAGTTGCGCCAGCGCCCCCGTGCTGGTGACGACGGCGGCCCCGGCGGTGCGGCAGTAGGCCTCCGCCGCCGGCCCGACCGCTAGTCGTCGTAGTCCGTGCACATGGCGAGCACGAGCGTCAGGGTGGCGCGGACGTTGCTGGCGGAGATGGCGTCCAGTGTCATGCCGCCAGCCTCCAGCAGCTTGCGCGCCTTGTCCATGTCCGGTTCCGGAAACACCTCGAGCGGGTAGACGCTGACCCAGTGCTTGAGCTGCGTCACCAGCGCCGCGAACTTCGCCTCGTCGCCCACTTCAGTATACTCCGCCAGTCAGGATGCGACGAAGACCGCGATCACGCCCGCCGCGAACAGCACGAGCAGCGGGAATATCCACCGCGCCTCGCGCGCCACGCCAGTCGGCCTCAGGCGCTCGAGGCGTATCTGTTCTGTCCGCGCTGCCTGTTCTGCCCGCCACTGGTGCTCCCACGCTTGGCGGTGGATGTCACGCAGGAGCCGGCGTTCAGCCAGCCAGTCAGCCAGCCACGGACGCCAGATCGGCCGCCACACGAACACGTAGAACAGCAGGCCCAGGATGAGGCCGAGTAGGAAGTGCGTCACGAGGATCTCCTTCGCCAGTCCTGTGGTGCCCCGTGGCGCCCGTGGAACGCGGCCAGGGCTGTCAGCCAGCGCCCGATCGGCACTGGCACCAGCAGCTCGCCCGACGCCCACCGGCGCACCATGCGGTGGTCGCATGACAAACGATCGGCCAGCCCCCTCTGGGACCAGCCGATCGAAGCCAGCGCGGCACGGAAGGCTGCTGGTGTCACCGCCGCCGAATACCCATGGCGTCCATCGCCCGCTCGACCCAGCGCTCCACCGTGATGCCGCGTTCCCACTCGTTGTTCAGCGCGTCCTTGATCGACTTGTGTATCTGTTCGTAGGCCCCGGGCAGGAGGTTGATGTAGACGAATCCCATGCGTTCATCGAACACGGCGCATGCCAGAGCCAGATCGTCGTCATAGTTACGCACAGTCGTGCGCCGCATCTGCCGCGGAATCTCGCCCACCGCGAGCTTAGTTTTGGTCATCGCTCAGCCCTTCCTCGTCGGGGGTTCGCCGCCGGGCGCCCAGCTGTCGGTGTCGCGGCCGAACACCAGGGCGGACGTGGAAGCACCGGGCTTGCGCCCGGTGCAGTGCCGGATGTGGGCCGCACGGCCCAACGCGTTGCGGGTGATGCGGTCGCCGCACTTGGGGCAGGTTACCCTGCCCCAGTTGATCTTGCGGGTCATGACCGCAGCCACTCCTCGTAGGTCTTCACCGGCTTTCCGAGGTCGGTGACGCAGCGGACGTAGATCGCGTAGCGATCGTCCTTCGTTTCGCTGCTGTTGATCTCCTGGACGGTGCGCGGAGCGGTCTTCGGGGTCTTGGTCATCGGAAATCCTCACACTGGCTGGGAACCATTCCCCACGCCAGGCCACACCCTAGTCCCCATATTGGGGACCTGTCAATGGAGACGACATGACGGACCAACAAGCCCTGCAGGCGATCGACGAGGCGCGTGCCCAGATCAAGACGCTCGCCGCGGGCGTGCTGACGATCCGGGGGCAGGTGTCCGTGGGCGAGGCTATCGCCAACGTGACGCTGGCATACCGACACCTCGAGGACGCGAGCATGCGCCTGGGCAAGGTCATCCAGGCGCTCGATGGCGGCGTCTCGGTCTACGACAAGCGCACCGCGGTGGGCGCACCTGACTGACGGCCAAGATCCTGTGGGTGAGGCCAGACGGCGGGCCTGCTGCGGTCCCGGCCAATGGCCGCAGCAGGGATCGCCTCAGGCGGCGGCGATCTCGTCGAGGAAGCGACGCTCGCCACCCTTGGCGGGCATCATCATCGACTGCCCCAGGCGACGCTCGGTCGAGGCGATGCGCGCCAGCAGGTCGGGGCGCAGCCTGGCGGCGGTCTTGATGTCGGCCTTGGACGACATGATGCAGAAGCAGCAGCTCAGGCGCGACATGCCGGCGGCGTAGGCCCAGTGAGCCACCTGGCCAGCCATCTCGATGGCGGCGAACACCTGGGTGGTCGTCCAGTGGTGGATCGGCAGCCAGGTGTAGATCTCGCGGCCCGCCTTGCTGTTCTTGGCGTCAAACTTGAACACCTTAGCCTTCGCGCGGCTGCTGCTCTCTTCCGCGCGCAGTCCGACGCAGTCCACGAACAGCTTCTGGCCGGTTGCTGCACTGATCGCGCGGATGGTCCGCTCGATCGGGGTGCGCTTCAGGTCGCTGGTGCATTGCCGGTTGGTCGGGCTGGGGAACATTCCGCGCCGCTCGACCATCTGGAAGAACGTCGAGGCCGCGGTGCAGTAGTGGACCGGCAGCCCACCGACCGTCGCCTCGATATGCTCGCGGATGCCGTCCCAGTCGACCTCGGGCAGCTCGGCATGCACCACGACGAGCTGCGCTGCCGGAATGATCTGGCGCAGGAAAATCGTCTGTGCCTGGCTGTCCTTGCCGCCGCTGTGGTTGATCACGAAAACCGCGCCACGAGCGATCAGGGTCTGAATTTCGGCCGGAATGCTCACCTGGGAAGCCCTCACACCGGCTCGGAATGATTCCCAACGCCGGACCCCCTATATGTCCCCATAATGGGGACCTGTCAATCCCCATCAGCAACGGAAACGCACATGCCTGGAGGCGGCTCGAAGCCAGGTGAGCGCAGAGGTGGTCGCCAGAAGGGGACCGGCAACAAGCTCACCGCGGACATCAAGGCGATTGCCCAGAGCTTCGGCCCGGCGGCCATTGCGCGCCTGGCGGAGCTGGCTGGACTGTTGCCCGGCAAGCCTGGCGCGGAGTCCCAACAGACCCAGGTCAGCGCGATGAAGGAGCTGCTCGACCGTGGCTACGGCAAGGCCGCCCAGGCGATCATCGGAGGCGACGCCGACAGCCCGCCGGTTGCCCTGACGTTCCGCTGGGCCGAGGCGCCGGCCGAGGAACCAGATTCCGACGAAGCACCCCTAGACACCGGAGACGACGATCCTTCCGCCCCTGACGCGTGACGTTGTCCTGCCGTTTTGCCCACGGAAGTGGCAGAGACCCCTCCTCGAGGACCAGGCGCCCAGGATCGTCGCCGTGGTGCATCGCCGCGCGGGCAAATCGACCGTTTTGTTGTGGAAAGGGCTGAAAAAGGCGCTAATCGAGCCAAAACCGCTCCCGAGAGTGCTGCATATCCTGCCATTTGGCGTCCAGTGGCAGCGCACGGGCCTGTGGGACGCCCTAGCGCGCGCCGCGCAGGCCATACCAGGTGCCGAGGTCAGACGCTCAGAGCTGGCCGTGAAGCTGCCCAACGGGGGTGTTTTCCAGGCCGGTGGAGCGGACAATCCGGACAGCTGGCGCGGTGGATACGCAGACATGGTCGTCATCGATGAATACGACGACACGCCACGAAGCCTCGTCCCGCTGGTCATCGAGCCGATGCTCGCAGACCGCAATGGCATCCTTGTCCGCTCCGGCACGCCGAAGGGAAGGGGCCTCCTGCAAGACGCTTTCGATCGCGCAAAGACTGCGCGTGGATACAGCACGTATCTACTGGACTACACCATGACGCATGCATTGTCGGACGAGGCGATCGAGCGATTGCGCGAAGAGATGTCGGAGGAGGAGTTTGCCCAGGAACTGGAATGCAGTTTCGACTCGCCTAACTCGGGGAGCTATTACGGCAAGTGGATGGATGCTGCGCAACGAGACGGCCGCATCTGTCGTGTGCTGTATGATCCTGCATTGCCGGTTTTTACCAGCTGGGATCTGGGAATAAACGACTCGGGCGCGATCTGGTGGTTCCAGATCTCACCGCGCGGCGAATGGCGCTGGCTCAAATATTACGAGCACGTCGGTGTCGGTTTAGACCACTACGCGAAGCTGGTGATCGAGCAGCAGTATGTCTACCGGCGACACCTGCTGCCGCACGACGTCGAGGTTAGGGAACTGTCGCAGCAAGGTCGCAGCCGAAGACAGTATCTCCTCGGCCTCGGCCTGCGACCGATCCAGGTGGTGAAGGCATCGAACCCGGCAGATCGCGTGCAGGCGATGCGCAGCGTCCTGCCGAAGAGCTATTTCGACGCGTCTGGTTGTGATGTCGGCATCAAGATGCTGCGTGCCTACAGGCGCCAGTGGAATGAGCGCATGGGCGTGTGGGCATCCGAGCCGGTGCATGACGCGGCGAGCCATGCCGCAGACGCGGCTGGGATCGGCGTACAGGGCGCCAACGACCCGCAGGCCGAGAAGCCCAGGCGGAAGGCCCAACAGCCTCGCCTGGTTCACGAGCGCGGCGCTGCAGAGTGGATGGGCGTGTAGCGCTCGCCGACCTCGGTGCTCTCCGGTGAGACGGCTCGCTCATCATTCTCGGTGCTCTCGTGACGGTCGGCTCGCTCTCCGCCAACGGTACTCTCCGCACATTCGGCTCGCTCCGGACTCTCGGTGCTCTCTGGGGCGACGGCTCGCTCTTCGTCTACGGTGCTCTCATCGGTGGTGGCTCGCTCTCGTAGGACGGTGCTCTCCCGAGACACGGCTCGCTCACGTGATACGGTGCTCTTCAGCCGCTTCGGCTCGCTCGCGATTATCGGTGCTCTCACCCTCTCCGGCTCGCTCATCCGATTCGGTGCGCTCCTCGCTCTCGGCTCGCCCGTTGACTTCGGTGCTCTCACCACTGTCGGCTCGCTCGTTTCTCCCGGTGCTCTCTTTCCAAGCGGCTCGCTCGGCGCCCTCGGCACTCTCGTGATCGTCGGCTCGCTCACGCGGATCGGTGCTCTCGCGGGGCTCGGCTCGCTCTCCCATATCGGTGCGCTGCGCTCAGACCATTCGGCTCGCTCAGCGGCAACGGCGCTCTCCCGTCAATCGGCTCGCTCGCATCTCTCGGTACTCTCTGGCATGCCGGCTCGCTCGGCGATATCGGTGCTCTCATCGCTGACGGCTCGCTCTGCTACAACGGCACTCTCCAAGCCGCCGGCTCGCTCAACTATTTCGGTGCTCTCATCGGAGCCGGCTCGCTCATGCACCCCGGCACTCTCCCGAGGATCGGCTCGCTCCCTTGATCCGGTGCTCTCCCACAGCTCGGCCTCGCTCGCCGAAATCGGTGCTCTCCCATAACACGGCTCGCTCGGCCAGTTCGGTGCTCTCTATGTGCTTCGGCTCGCTCAACCCTACCGGTACTCTCTCCACGTTCGGCTCGCTCTAGTGGTTCGGCGCTCTCCGGTCGTGCGGCTCGCTCCGGACTGTCGGTGCTCTCATGGGTATCGGCTCGCTCGCACAAGACGGTGCTCTCATGCTGCTCGGCTCGCTCGCGTGGGACGGTGCTCTCCCGACCTGCGGCTCGCTTTCGTCGTTGCCCTCGAAGCGATGGCAGCGCCCGCAATAGCGCTGGCGCAGATCGTTCAGGTTATAGCTGACTGCGCCGCAGCGCGGACAGACGTAAGCCGGCGGCTCAACGCTCTCGGTGCTCTCCCTAGTCACGGCTCGCTCAATCTCATCGGTGCTCTCATCGATATCGGCTCACTCGACACCATCGGTGCTCTCTCCATGTTCGGCTCGCTCCATCGCTACGGTGCTCTCCACTGGTGCGGCTCGCTCTCCCACACCGGACGGCTCGCTCCGCTCATCCGGTGCTCTCCGCTGGTACGGCTCGCTCGGCCGATACGGTGCTCTCTCCATAGGCGGCTCGCTCCGCTTTATCGGTGCTCTCTCGATTCACGGCTCGCTCCAGAGATACGGCGCTCTCCCCGACGACGGCTCGCTCAGCTCTTTACGGTGCTCTCCCGTCTACCGGCTCGCTCCGCAATTACGGTACTCTCGCATACCACGGCTCGCTCAGCCGTGTCGGCGCTCTCCTTGGACTCGGCTCGCTCCTCTCGCTCGGTGCTCTCTAGGAACTCGGCTCGCTCTTCAGAGTCGGCGCTCTCGTGGGGAACGGCTCGCTCAGTCATGTCGGTGCTCTCCCGCCTCACGGCTCGCTCTCCCAGTACGGTGCTCTCACTCGTGATGGCTCGCTCCATCTCCTCGGTGCTCTCACAACCACCGGCTCGCTCCGCCATGTCGGTGCTCTCAGCCTGCCCGGCTATGCCATCGGCCAGTTCGGCGGCGCGATGAAGTGGGTATGCCCGGCCAGTTCCGGGTGCGCCAGGTGCGCCGCGTCGGACAATATGTAAGGTTTATCCGGCGGGCGCTTGTATTCCAGCTCGTGCATGACGTGGTGCAGGTGCGCCAGGAACAGCTTCACGGCGTAACGCTCGGCGCGCAGGTGGATGCGTGCGGGTGGCAGCTTGCCCGACTCGTAGTGCTTGCGCGCGTCCGTGTCGGCCCCGAACTTCTTGGCGGCGAGTGACGCCGCAGCCTGAGCAGCGAATGCGCCTGCTTCGTTCTTGGTGATCTCGTAGGCCTTTCTGGACACATAGACTTTGCCATAGACGTCATGTTCGTTGTTGTGAACTTTGACGAACGATTCGCCGATCAGGAAGCACAGTCGCTTCAGGCTGCCGTTCCACGGGCGTTTCTTGCCCTTGTCCCATTTTACGGTCGGGTCGAGGCCGGCAAAACGCCAGATATGACCGACTGTCGGGGCCAGTTTGATGTCTATGTGGCACAGCAAGCCCGCCGCGATGACCGGCCCGATGCCGACGATCGATCGTGCCCACACGCCGGCCGGCTGCGCCCCGGAGTAGGCGTCCAGGGCGCGGCGGATCTGTAGCTCCAGCGTCTCGCGCTGCCCGGCGAGCCAGGTCATCACGTCATGCGGCTCGCCTGACTCGCTGAGCGTGCGCTCCTGGTGCCCGGCGCGGATTCTGTCGCGCTGCATCGCGTAGTAGGCGTCGACCAGAAACCTAGCTTCGTCAGTACTCAGTGTTCGCGCGGCGTTGCGCAGATCGCGTGTCAGTCGTGCGACCGGGTCGAGCAGCTGTGCCGTTTCGCTCATGTCAGACCTCGAGAGTTTCCATGCGCCCTATTCCTACCAGCGCCGCGCTCTGATGGCACGCACCAGGATTCGCGCCGGCGACGCCGATATTGTCAGCGAGGCCAAAAACCGCTTCGAGCGCTGCGAGAAGTGGGAGGCCGACGCGCGCGAAAACGCCCTCGAGGATGCCAGGTTCGCCAACGGCGACAGCGTGAATATGTGGCAATGGTCGCAGATCGTGCGCAACGCGCGCGGCAACCGGCCCATGTTAACGATGAATAAAGCCAGGCAGCACATTTTGCAGATCGTCAACGACGCGAGGCAGCACAAGGCGCAAGTCAAGATCACCCCCACCGGCGGGCGCGCCAGCTACGAGGCGGCGCAGGTATTTGCCGGCATCATCCGACGCATCGAATATCAATCCAAAGCCGTCGATGCATACAGCACGGCGATATACCACCAGGTCGAAACCGGGATTGGATACGTCAGGGTGGTCACGGACTTCGCTGACGATGACAGCTTCGACCAGGAGATCTTCATCCGCAGGATCGCCGATCCGCGCACCGTGTATTTAGACCCGGATGCGAAAGAATATGACAAGGCGGATATGAAGTTTGCCTTCGTATTTAATGATCACGAGCGAGACAGCTGGGAGGCGAAGCACGGCAAAGACCTGAATGCAGGTCCCGTCGCGCTCGACAACACGGACGGGTGGAATGACAAGGACCACGTCCGGGAGGCGGAGTATTGGCGTCGCAACGAACACAATGACACGCTGCACCTGCTGACGGACGGCAGCACGGTGCGCGAATCCGACCTCGAGGACGGCGAGCTGGAGCAGCTCAAGCCGCACATTGTCAAATCGCGCGATGTCGGCCAGCCGGAGGTGGAGTGGTTTAGAATCGCCGGTGACAGGATCGTCGAGCGCAAAGTATGGCTCGGTAAATATATCCCAATCGTTCCATTTATCGGTGAGGAAGTTGTCATCGAGAACCGCATGGACCGCAAGGGCCATACCAGGGCGCTAATCGATGCGCAGCGTATGTACAATTATTGGTCGAGTGCAGCGGTCGAACAGGTCGCGTTGCAGAACAAGTCACCATACGTCGCCACGGCGCAGTCGATCGAAGGCAGGGAACGCGACTGGGAGAATGCCAACCTCGAGAATAAATCGGTCCTGATATACAATGGTATAGACGAGACCGGACAGAAGGTAGAGCGGCCGGAACGCGCGCAGCCGCCGCAAATGGCACAGGCATATTTGGAAGGCATGAACATCGCCCGGCAGGATATGATGATGGTCAGCGGGCAATACGAAGCTGAAATGGGCCAGCCCGGCAACGAACGCAGCGGCGTGGCAATCCAACAGAGACAGCGTCAAGGTGATAACGCTACGTACCATTACATCGATAATCAATCGAAAGGAATACGCCAGGTTGGTCGTATCTGTCTCGATCTGATTCCTAAAGTTTATGACACGGCCAGGGTTATGAAAATCATGGCGGAGGACGGATCAGACTCCGACATCCACCTGGTGCCGAATGCGCCGGTTGCGCACCAGCAGATTGCATCGACGCAGCAAGGCCCGATGCCGGTGACGCCGCAGCAGGCCGATGCGATCAACAGCGATCCTAATCAACCAGATGTCAAAACGATCTTTAATCCGAATGTGGGCCGTTATGACGTAATGGCCGATGTAGGTCCGAGCTACGGCACGCAGCGCCAGGAGGCGGCGAATGCCTTCTCACAAATCATGCAGCAGAATCCTGCAGCATTCCAGCTCGTCGGGGACTTCTGGGCGGCAAATTCGGATTTCCCTGGCGCGGACGAACTGGCGGAGCGTTTGAAGAAAGGCCTGCCGCCGCAGTATGCGGACGGACCATCCGCGCAGGTGCAGCAGCTGCAGCAGCAAGCGCAGCAGATGGCGCAGCAAGCGCACCAGCTGCTCGGGCAGGCGGATTCGGAGATCGCTGCACTGAAGCAGCAGCTGGCTGCGCTGCAGCTCCAGGCGAAGGACAAGGCGGTAGAGAACACCACGCGCGACTACGATGCCGAAACCAAGCGCTTGCAGACTGTCGCGCAAGCCGACCCGGCCGCCGCGCAGGTGATCATCCGCAGCATGTTGTCGCAGCTGCTCGGCATGCCGGCCTTGCCAATCATGCACGAACATATCGCGGCCGACACGCAACACGCGCAGTCGCTCATGCCGCCCGACCCGGAAGCTGATGGCGGTGACGGTGCCGCGGCACCCGCGCCAGCGATGCCTCCGCCGAACCCCGCCGCGCCCGCGCCGGCGATGCAGTGAGGACACCGACATGCCAATACTGCTGATCATCATCGTGCTGCTGCTGGTGTTTGGCCTCGGCGGCGGCGGATACTACTACGGCAGCGCGGCAGGATGGGGCGGCCCGCACTACCTGGGCGGCGGCGTCGGCCTGCTTCTGCTGGTGCTGCTGATCCTGTTCCTGTTCGGCTATCTCCGATGAGGGTACGATGAGGACATCACTAAACGGCGCCGCGCGCGCGAAGAAAGCGGCACCGCCACCGGGTCGCAATAATGACCCAGTCGCGAAGCCATCGTCGGCGCCCGCAGGCGACTACACGATGCCGCTGGAGGTGTTCGCGAACCATTTCATCCAGCCGCGGCTCGATGGGTTGGTGACCCAGCTAAGGGAAGACCAGAACCGGTTCGCTTCTGAGGTGCTGGCGCGGGTCATTACAGCATTGCGCGAGCATCAGGCGGCGATAGCTGGGCTGCTCGCTCCGCCGGCCGCGCCGCTCGCGAAGGCCAAGAAGACCAAGAAGCGCAAGGGGAAGCGCTGATGGCGAACGCTCTCCAGCAGTCGCAGACGGACCCTGCCAACCCGTTGAGCTGGTATGGCTACGTCAATGCGCAGCTGCAGCAGCCTCCGCAGCAGAGCACTGACGACATCCCCACCATCGACGTGACGGCGCACGCCCCTCCGGCTGAGCCGAGTCCGGTCGTGCAGGCATGGCATAACTTGGCGGCCGGGCCGCCAGCGATCTGGAACAAAGACAACCCGGTCGGCACGGAGCGTGTCGGCGATCAGTCGCTGACTGTGCCGCGGGGCGACTTCGATCCGGTCGTCGACTTGCCGCACGGCGGGCGGATGAGGCAGAGCCAGCTCGACGCCATGAAGGAGGGATCGCTCACTACATTCGGCGACCTGTCGCAGATCGCCGGAGCCGAGGGCGGCGAGGGGCCGCGCGTGCCAGGCGGCAGGACCACCATGCTGCCCGCCACGCGACGAGGCAGGCCAGGACCACCGACGCGCCGGGACGTGCCGCCGCCTGTCCCGGAGGTGTCGCCCGGGCCGGCAGCGGTGCCTGCAGCGGCAGTCGCAGAGGCGCCCGCGGCAGTGCCTGCAGCAGCTGCACCGCCTCCGGCAGGGGCAGCCCCAGCAGTCCCCGTGTCGCCCGAAGCGGAGCCGGCCTTCGGCATCGGGCACAACAATCCGCCGGTGCGCAACGCCATCTGGGCGGCGCCCCAGACGCGTGGCACGGCGACGGCTGTGTTGGGCAAGATGGGGTCGAACGCGGACCAGACGCTCGAGGCGCTCGGCCTGCCGGCCTACAACGACATCGTGCCGTCGACCAACACCGGACCCGTGCCGCAGAGCATGGTGCAATCAGGATCGCCGGCGCGGCCCGGCCAGGTGTTCGACCTGTCTGATACGTGGCAAGTGCCGGCTGTACAGCAGTCTGACCTATCGCGCATCGACCCGAACGCCGGGCTGCGGAAGGGGCTTCCGCAACACATCATCGACGCGACCACCGACCCTGACATGCGCGCGAAACTGCGGACTGTCGCGGAGGCGGGACTGCGGGCCGGCGGCGCCTATTGGTATAACGCCGAACCGCTGCGCCTGGCGTTCGTCAGTGAGCTGGGACCGGCCGAGGGAAATGCGGCCTTCACGCAATATATGCGAACGATTGGCGCCGTGAGTGCCGGCTCCGATGTCGGCCAGAATATTCGGACGGCGTCCTACTATAACATCAGGGAGCGGCAGGGCAGGCCGGTGCAATCGGTCGAGGATCTCGTCTCGCCCTACGGCCACAAGATGCAGAATACGCAATTCGGGGCTTACTCCGATATTGCCGGCGGCAATCCGCTCGACCCGGAGATGCGGCCGAAGCGGGCGAGCTTCGACGCCAATTTGTCCGGCAATCAGCAGCCGGTGACAGTGGACAAGCACAACATGCGCCTGATCGGCATGCTGTCGCAAAATCCTGAGTTCCTCAACACGACGATCGAGGCGGACGTCAACTACCCGTCGATCGGCATCAAGAAAGGCGACAAGATCAACTTCCGCGACGCGGTGAAGAGCGGGCGCATCACGATGGATCAGGCGCTGCAGATCCCGCAGGCGTGGAAGGATGTCCCCGCGGCCAATCACTACGCGGCGCTGGAGGGTTTCCAGCAGTCGCTGGCGAATGAGATGGGGATCTCCCCCGCGCAGTTGCAGGCGGCCTTGTGGGTCGGCGGCGGGCGCGTGACGGGACTGCGGAGTCTGCCGACGTCATTCATGGGCGCCGTCGAGAGCCGGCTGCAGCGGACGGCCGCCGAGCGTGGCGGCACGCCCACCAAAGCACTGCTGGACTTCGTGCGCGGCAAGAAACCGCTCCTGACGCCGCTGGCGGCGACGGCGGGCGCGGGTGCCGCGGCTAATGCTCTGAGCCAGCCCGACGACGCAGGGCGTCAATGAACTCCCAGATGGCGAACGCCTCGTCGATATCCCTGGCGAGCTTCGCGATGGTTCGCAACTCTTCCAGGCTCATTCCCCAGCTCTCGGCTTTCGCGACGAACGCGTCAGCCTCTTCGGTCTGATCCCAGCTATATTCGCGTGATACGGTGGGTGGCATGCCTCGTTCCTTCCTTCCAAGGGGCGTGGTTAGGGCCGGTGTCGGTGCTGCCGCACCGATGCCGACCCGCAACATAGCATGGCTTGTTATGTGACGTATATATGAACCCCCGCGGAGTCTATTTTCTCCCGATTCACGCTGTGTAGAACTGTAGACTCCCGATAGGACGAAATCCGCATGTGTGACGCCATGGGCCGACACCTCGAGCAGCTTCTGGAGCGGCTCGGGGAGCAGATGACCAGGGCCGAGGCCCAGCTCGGGCGGGCGCTCGAGCAGGAAAATCGCCGCCTGGCCGACATCGAGGTCCGACTGCGCCTGGTCGAGGCACGCGACGCGGGCGATGAGGAGGGCGGGAGGATCGAGCTGGACGACCTCGACCTCCGCGTGACGCTGCTCTACGACCAGATCGGCCGGCTCAGTGCCCAGGTCGCAATCCTCACCGGCAGCGTCGGCCTGGCGCAGGACAGCGAGCCGTGCTCATTCGATCCGCCGATCGACCGTGCCGGACACGCCGCAGACTGACAGGGTCGAATGCGACGAGCTGGCGATTATTGCCCGGGAATTTCGTTCCACTGCCGAGCGTATGCGGCGCAGTAGCTACGTATCTGTCGTGAACGGTCGACCATCCATTGCGGTGCGGTATCGCACGCGCGCCTGGGCCTACGACGAGGCTGCGCGCTGCTGCCAGGAGCAGCTGGACGCCAGCGCATCTGACTGACTGACACCTGAGGAAACATGGAAGAAGACAACGACACCGCCCCGCCGGGCGGTGCGCCGGATGACGCCGGCCAGACGGCCGCGCCCGAAGGCGCATCGACGGAAGCCACCACCACCACCGACACCACCGAGACCACAGAGGCCCCGGAGACCGAACAGCAACGGCAGAGCCGGGGGGATCGGCGCTTCGCCGAGCTGTCCGCCCGCAACGCCGCGCAGGCTGCGGAGCTAGAGCGCCTGCGCAACGCCACCCGCCAGCCGCAGCCGGGCGACCCGCACCTGACGCCGGAGGCGCAGGCCTACCTCGACCAGCGCGTCGCCGCGGAAGTGGCGCGGAGGACGATCGAGGAACGCGCGCAGAGGTTCCACGCGGAGGGCCGTGCGCAATACCCCGACTGGGCCGAGCGCGCGAAGGACTTGATGGAGATGGGCGCCGACGCCGGCTTCGCCGAGCTGCTGCTCGAGCTGCCCGATGGCGCCAAGGTCGCCGGAGCGTTGCACGACGATCCCGAAGAGCTGCAGCGCATCACCTCGTTGCGGACAGAGCGAGCACGCGCCATCGCGCTCGGCAACTACGCCGCCAGCCTCGCCCCGCGCACGAGGACACCGCGCGTGTCGAATGCGCCTGCGCCGATCAAGCCGCTCAGCAGCGGCACCGCGCGCGCCGCGTTCAATGAATATACGGCCTCGGCCGACGAGCTGGCCGAGTATTATGCCAAGCAGGCGATGGACGCGCGCCGCCGCGGCTAAATTCTGCCTTGCGTCAACCGCCGCGCCCGGTATATGGCGCTGTGTCTACGCCTGAACCGCCGCGTCCGGTATATGACGCTGTGTCGTGCCCACCCGCCTGCGTCGCTGTGGCTACCCAGGATTCGCGACAGACGGAAACCGCCCCAAGACCGCGCAGCTCAATGCGTGAGGGGCCTTTCCATTTCTCTGTCGCGAAAGACCCTGGCCATGGCAACGAATGCCACCAATGCCTTGATCACCCCAAACATGTTGACTGCGAAGACGCTCGCAATTTTGCACCAGCGCCTAAACTTCGTCGGTAGCATCAACAAAGAATACGACGACTCGTTCGCGCAGTCTGGCGCGAAAATCGGTCAGTCACTGCGCATCAGGATTCCGAACCAGTATTCGATCCGCTCGAATACCATGGTGCTGTCGCCACAAAACACGACGGAACAATTCGCCACACTGACGGTTGCGAACGTCTCCGGCGTCGACATGAGCTTCAACACCACAGACCTAACGATGTCGATCGACAGGTTTAGCGAACGCTACATCGAGCCGGCCGCCGCGATCATCGCTGCGGATATTGAGAGCCGCAGTCTGCAGACGTATCTACAGGTGTATAACCAGGTGAATGGCCAGGCGAGCCCGCAGGCGTTTAAGAACGTGCTGATGTCTCGCAAGATACTGCTCGACAACCTGACGCCACAGTCAAAAATGTGGCAGTTGAGGATAAACACACAAGATAACGTCGACATGGTCGACTCACTTAAAGGCCTTTTCCAGCAATCTACTGCAATTGCCAGCCAGTATACTGATGGCGTTATGGGTATTACTGCCGGATACAACTGGGCGGAGAACACGCATCTTAGCACGTATCTACGCGGTGCCGGCACCGGCTACGTGCTGACAACTGGTTCCGTAGGAAACCAGATCAACGTGATCACCGGCACGGGTATCCCGACTGCGGGCGACGTGTTTACGATCGCGAACTGTTTCCGCGTGCATCCTGAGACCAAAGCGACGACGAACGTCTTGCAGCAATTCGTGCTGTCGGTGACGCCTGGCGGCGCCGGCACACAGACCTGGACCGTCTCGCCGACCCCGGTCGGCCCCGGCAGCCCGCTGCAGAACGTGTCGGTATATCCGGCGTCTGGTTCAGCGGTGACGTTCGCCGGAACCGCCTCGACGGCAAGCGGCATTTCACTCGCGTATCACCCAGACTTCGCCACCTTCGCCACGGCGGACTTGGAGATGCCGAGGGGCGTGGATATGGCCAGCCGTGCGCAGAAGGACGGCATTTCGATCCGTTTGGTCAGGCAATACGACATCAATAATGACTTCCTCCCGACGCGTCTCGATGTCTTGTGGGGCATTAGCGTGCTCCGTCCACAGCTCGCCTGCCGCCTGGCGGCGAACTGATCACCCCAGGCCGGGCGCGCAATCGCCCGGCCTCACTCGCATTGAGGAGCACGCACATGGTACTCGATCCCGGCACGCGCCTGATGGAGGCGGACGACATCAACCGCAGCACAGCCACTGGGACGCCGCTCGTTGTCACGCCGCTGACCGGCGCCATCGTCGCGCTGACGTTCGCGCAGCGCGTGCTCTACGTGGCACCCGCGGGCACCATCGCGGCACTGACGATTCGCCTGCCTCCGTCGATCACCGTGGGCAGCGTGGTGTCGATCTCATTCGGGCAGATCGTGACCGCACTGACCGTGCAGGACGGCAACGGCGCGGCGGTGCAGAGCACGGCAGGAGCGGTCGGTGTCGGCATCGAGTATCGCTTCCTCGCCACCGGCTGGGTGCGTTGGCGCTAACCAGGAGCACGCACCATGAGCGGCACGACCGTCCCGGCCAATTGCGGCACTTGCAGCTTCGCCTTCGACCCCGACGTGGGTCACCTGAAACTGTTGTGCCGTCGCTACCCGCCCATGACCTTCAGTACGTCCAGTCAGTCGGCGTTTGCGGCTGTCAGCACCAACGACTGGTGCGGCGAGTATCTGGTCTCGCCGGACGCATCCCAGGCGCCGGTGAATGTGGACATTCCCTACGTCTCGCAGAACGGCGCGACGCTCGAATGCACGGTGGGCAACTGGACTGGCGAGCCGACGTCCTATGCCTTTAGTTGGAGCCTGGACGGCAATGTGGTGGTTGCCGCTGGCGGCCCCACCTACGACGTCACGCCAGATGAGATCGGCAGCACCGTCTGGTGCGTGGTGACGGCGACCAATACCATCGGCTCGACCGACGCGCCGGCGTCGAACAGTGTGGTGATCGCCGAGGTGCCGCCCGACTTCATACCGCCTCCCCCGGCGCACCGGAGGCGGTGAGGCATGCCCCTCATCCAAACCACCGGTGACCTGATTACTTTCTGCTTGCGGACTGCCGGCATCAATGGTGTCGGGCAGACGCCGATGGCGGAGGATTCGAATACCGGCCTGCAGCTGCTGTCGAACATTTTGGCCGAGTGGCAGCGGAAACGGTGGAAAGTATACTCGCTCGTCGATACAGGCATCATGTCGACCGGCAGCCAGACCTACACGGTCGGCCCGACCGGTGACTTCGCCATCGCCAGGCCGGAGCGCATCGACGCGGCGGTGGCGAGGATGAATCCCGGCTCGCCGCAGCAGCTCGATTTCACGCTGGGGATCTTCGCTAGTTACGAAGACTACTACCGTGTTGTGGTGAAGACTCTTTCGACGTTCCCGGGTGGCGTGTTCTACGAATCGGCGTGGCCGATGGGCATTCTGCACTATTGGCCGATCCCGGCGGCCGGCGCGTTTGAACTGCGCATCCTGACCAAAACCAGCTTGCCGGTCTACACGACGCTGACCGATGCCATCGCGTTGCCGCCGGAGTATATGTCAGCGCTCACCTACTGCCTCGCGGTTGAGCTGGCGATGAATTACGGGCTCGACCCGCGTCCATCGGTCGCCGCGAAAATGCGCGTGGCACTGAACACCATCACTGTCGCGAACACCCAGGTCGGTCTTTCGCCGATGCCATCTGCTGTGCTGCCGCGCGGCGGGTCGGGGATGTCGGCGGGCAGCGATCCGTGGTTCCAGTCGGGCGGTATGGCGTAGTGGCGCAGGCTCCCGCAACGCGCCTCACCGGCGGGGCTTACGAGGCGCGGTCTCTGGTCGCCTCGGCGCAGCGCGCGGTGAACCTGTATGCCGAGCCCATGCCTTCCGCACAGGGCGAGCCGAGCCCGTTTGCGCATTACCCAACGCCCGGCACGCGCCTGCTCTGTACGCTCCCCACATTCCCGCTGCGTGGCTGTCGGATGTGCCCGAATGGGACGCTGTATGTCGTCGCCGGCTCGACGGTCTACAGCGTGGCGCCCGACTGGACGTTTACCGCCCTCGGCACCATCACGGCGGGCTTGGTCACGCCCGTTTCGTTGAGCGACAACGGGCTGCAGCTGGTCATTGTCGACGGCTCGACGAACGCCTGGACGGTGCTGCTGAGCACCAACGCGTTCGCGCAGCTGAACACGCAGGCCTATCGCTACTGGCGTTTGAATATCAGCGCGTCGGGCTTTACCGGGAACGGCGGGTGGGTCGGCTTCGCCGAGGTGCATTTCCTGATTGCCGGCGCCTCGCAGATGGGCGGGGGAACCGCCTCGGCGACCGACCCGCCCGCCGGTAAGCCGCCGCAGATTTACGATCCCGGCCTGGCCGCGGACGGCAACCTGGCGACGTTTTGGATCGTGAACACGCCAGACGCCATTTGGACCTACGATTTCGGCCTAGCGAATGATCGGCAGATCGACGCGGTGACCATTTTCGCGCGCAGCGACGCCGGGCCGGAGATGGCGCCCTCGGCGTTCACCGTCGAGTCTTCCTACGACGGCAACATCTGGGTGCCGCAAGGCAGCTTCAGTGGCTTGAGCTGGTCGCTCGGTCAACAGCAGACGTTCTCGT